TTGCCTCGCCTGCGGTGTACGTTTCCTGCCCGGCGCTTGGTTGGTCGTACCATCCCTTTACGCCTGATCCGTTGGTTCCATACAACTTTGAATTGCCAGGGCTTGCCGTATCGCCGTCAAGTTGAACGCCGGTAGAACCCGCTACAATAGAATCCTCGACAGGTACGGCGGTAAGCGGAACGGTATCTGTCCCCGTAAACTGTTCAAAACCTGTTGAACCCGCCTTTAGCGGTTTTGCAGTTGCCATAGTGTTTGTTTGTTAGTTTTTAAGTATCTGTATGGCGAAGTCAATCGCCATTTTTTTGTCTTCGACCGCTACCCCCGCTTTTTGAACCAAAATACCGCTGACCGGCTGCGAATCAAATATTTCTCCGTCTGCGCCTATCCATACCTGCCGATCAGCCGTGAAATTGAACGCTGCGTCCTGAATAACCCCCGCTACCTGAATCGTTACATCCTGTCCGGTCAATGCACTCACTTTCGTTATCCCATACGCCCGCCCCGCGTGTGTAGCATCGGTGTTCTGAAAATACCACGCCTGTCCGTTGTCAATCACCACCACGCGCCCGGCGCTCAAATTTTCTCCTGCAGGGTAAATCTCGAAATTCGCCGATGCCCCTGGCGCTTCCCACCCCGTCACATAATCCCCGCTTCCCGTTTTCGTCAGCACGTCGCCCACGTCGCCGCCCGCTGGAACGCCTACGCCTGGCAGCGAGTTTGGAAATTCGATTACGATTTCCGGGTGTACTATCTCTATCGTTATGTCGCTCATGGCGTAATGTCGGTTATCACTTTTCCACTTGTCCGAAATAGGGTTTTCACCTGCCCATCGCTGTCCCGCGTCCACTCGAAATCGGTCGAAATTTTTGGGGCTGTCAACGCCGCCGTCTCTGCTGCCGTAATCGTGAACCGAACACGCCCGGCGCTGACGTGCGCAATCCCGCTTCCGATTGCCAAGTTGTGTAACACGCTCCCTCTGTTGTCAATTATCCGCATGGCGAACGCATCCGCCGACACGTCCACAAGCGCTCCGTCCTCCCGGATCACTACATCTCGGGTCACGGTGTCGCCCTTGTAGATGTCCAGCGTTATTTGCGCAGGAAAGTCGGTTACGGATATTTCGCTCATTTTTTGTGCTTCTTTCTGGCTTTTCTGGCAACCGATAAGGCTATCGCAACGGCTTGCTTTTGCGACTTGCCATGCTTCATTTCGGTTCGGATGTTCGCCGAAATGCTCTTTTTAGAATAGCCCTTTTTTAGCGGCATTTTAATCGTTTTTTAAGTCTGGCCTCAGATGTTTCGCCACTTCGTCGCTTATCCAGTTCAGCCAATGTCGGCAATTGTACCGCCCTCTTTCGAGAAAAGGGTTGTAACTCGCCGCCGTTTTTTTGTCAATCAAATCAGGGTCGTTTTTCCATTGCAATGCCTCCGATCTCGAAAATACCTTACCTGCTTTCTTTCGGCAGAAATCCCGCGATGTCGGGATGATGCTGCCCTGATAGATGAAGTATTGCAGGTTCAATTCGTCAGCCATGCTCGTATTCACTATCTCGTGCGCCTGGTTGTAGGTGTCGTAAGCATATTGCCGCCAATATCGCTGCAATGCGCCTTCAGTGTCCGCGTTCCCTTCGACCAATGCCCGAAAACCGGACTGAAACTGCGACAAACTGCGCTTCGACACGATGCTTTGCACCACATATTGCCGCAGTTGTTCCCGCACCTCCGGCGTTTTCCCAAGCCTGTCGAGGTATCCGCCCGCAATCAAGCCGCCGTCCTTTTCAATCCCCATCACTGAACGCAATAATTCGAGGCTGTTTCGTATCGCTGCGGCCTTTGCCGCTGGCGTTGTCGCTTCGTAATATTCTGCCGTCAACCCGCCGACCTCCAAAAGTTCAGCGGCGAAAAGCGCAAGTTCATCCCGAATTATATCCTTTTCAAATTTGTCGAACAGTCGCTCCAATTTTCGGAGCGCCTGTATGTTCTTTTGCGACTTTTTCAGGTTGCCACCTTCAAATTCGAACATATCAAGCACGGCTTCCAAAAAGCGCCGTGTCAATCCGCGCTGCATCCCCTGAACCCTCTTTCCCAGCGATTCCAGTAGTTCGGAAAGACGACCCTCAAACCGGCCCGCCCACCCTTCGATGTATTTTATCAGTTCGTCCGCGCTCATTTGCGCTTTTCTTTCCAATTGTCAAGATCGGATTGGTACACCTGCGCCTGCGCGTCCTTTGCGGGCAATCCCTTCATTTTCGGGACGGTCTTTTTGCGTTGTTCGCTGAGCAGGTATTTTCCAAATTCGATAAGGTCTTTTTCGTCAAACATATCAGTTGCTTTGCGCCGGTTCCGGCATCGTGATTTCCGGGCGGCTTGGTGATTCGTTTATGTATGCGGCAACCTTGCTTTCCACCGCTTTGGCCTGCGCATCGGGGGCAAGCAGGTAGAAATTCGGTATTTCGCTTTCCAGTTCGGAGAATATGACGCCAAGCATCATGTACCGCACCTTATACCGCGCCGGTACTGCCGGATCGGAAAGCGCCAGGGAAACCGCCGTTTCGGACATGCCGGAAAACGGGTTAAACCGTTCTTGCGTCTGCCATTTGCGGTATAGTTCCGGCGCATCGGCATACATAAGCCTGGCAATCTGTTCCTGAATGTTCTGAATGACCGCCGGTCCAGCTTCGCTTCGCTTTGCCGCTTCCAAATCGGCAACCAGTTCGGTTACGCCTTTGAGTTTGAAATCCTTTGAAAATATAAGCCTGGCTTCCAAGCCGTCATCTAAATCTGTGAACGTCGCCGTAATTTCCACCAAAAACCGCCATGTTTCTGCATAGCCAATCGCGCAAGTGTAAAGCGTGTCCTGCACGTTGTCGCGGTCGAGCATTTTGCCGGTAGCAGTATCCTGTACCTTCGCCTGCGTGAACGATTCGGAGTTGAACACGACGGCCTTGCAGCCGGCTGTCAACTTTTCAACATACTTGTCTTGAAAGACAACGACGTCCATCGGCGGACCCTTGAAAACGAGCAGTTTTTCAAGGTCAAGAATTTCATCCGTGCGCTTCGGCATTTTGATGTAAATCACATCGGCGGAAGATGTGATGGAGGCGTGACCAGTGCCTTTGCAGGTCTGGCACATCTCCCCGTTCGACGTATGCCCGTCGAGGCAATCCGGGGCGGGGCATTTCGGCATATATTGAAGCCTGTGCGGGAATACCTGCTGCGACATCGTGATGTCGAGTTCTGAATTGACCTTGATGCTCTTTTTCAAGAGCGGCACGGCCTTATCGTAAGGCGCGACATAGGTCTGCCCGCCGCTCCATGCGTCGCGAGAATAGCCTACTTGCTTTGCCGGGACGCGCCCGGCGTTATGCGGAATGGAAAATGTGAGAAAATACCAGTGTTTCTTGCTGAAAAGGTAGGCTGTCTCTGTGCCGATATATTGCCAAACGCCTTCCTGCTCTGTCATTCCCGCCGGTTTCGTCGCCGGATCAATCTCTGTGAGGGTGAACGTCTCATTTTCAAGATATACCGTGTATTTGTCGCCCGCGCCGCCCGGTCTTTCTTTTGTCGGGAGCGGAATCGTGGTTTTGGCAATGAGGTATTGCAGTACGCAGTTTTTGTAGGCGTAATCAATTGCCTGCTCGCTGCTAACCTCGAAAGGATATGGAGCAGCCCGCTCTACATTGTTGTTGAACGGTTCAAACTCCACCACGATAAACCCGTTCGGGTCGGTCGCGTTCATCTCAAGCCACCTGGTTTGCACATAATTATCCAGCGTCTTTGTACCCCAAAACATCTTCGCCCGGTCTTCCAGTTCGGCTGTTTTGTTATCGTCCGAATTGCCGCCATGTGTAAGAACGCGCTGATAATTCGATCTCGGCACCTTGTAGAATACGTCCATGATGTTCTGTGCCGTGGTCGTTACCGTGTGTTGGGTAAGGGCTACGCGTTGCGAAAATGCAGCATCGCTTTCGCGGCTCACAAATTGTTGAAGCAGGCTGTCCAAACCGTCGCCGGTGTAGAGTTTGCGGTATAGCGCGGCCAAATCCACCGTTCGCTGATACCAGGCGTGTCGTTTGCCTTGATGGACAACTTCGACAAGTCGCGTCAATGCCTGCTCTCGCGTAGTCAAGTGTTTGTTTTATGTTTGGTTGCAAAACCGCTCGAAATCGTTTTCGGCGACCTTGCATAGAAAGTAATCCATCGAATCCGAGCAGTGTCCGTACTTCTCAAAAGTCTGCCCGCTCACATCGTCCTTCCCTTTTTCCTTCCACTTCAATCCGTTCGGGTCTTGTTTCAGGTAGGTCAGGTCGGCTATGCTGTTCTTGCAACTTTCGTCAATCAATATCCGCCAGCGCGTTTTCCCCTCCAAAGCGTTATTGATAAAATCCCGCCTCTGAATAACCGGCGGGTTTCTCCTTTCTGTCCGATCGCTGCTGCTGTTCAAAAACTGCCTCGTTTCCCGCGCCACAATGTCATAATCCGTAGCATTCCCCCGCGTATCTCTGTGGTGCCCGCTCGCATCGCCGTAGAAAAACAGCGTCCGTATCGCATCGCCATATTTCGCCTTTATCGCCTGGCACAGCCTTTCGGTCGTGTTGTCGGGGTTGGGCAGGCAGAACTCGGCAAACTGCCTCAGCGCCGGATTTTCCCCTGTCGTATCCACCTGCCAGCACGTTGCCGTGATGTAAGGCACTACGTTCTGATCGAAGGACACATGCACCGGCAAATCCGGGATAAATCCGACTTGGCCGACGTGCCTTGCCGCGCTGAAACCTGAATAAAACTCGCCGCCCGTCTTGGTGAACGGGTTTCCGTAAATCAGGGCTTTGCCGCGTTCATCCTGGTTATTGTCCAAAATCCTTTGGATGTAGCCCGGCGGCAAATTGTGTTCGTTGTGATAGGTGCTGCTTATCGCTATGCACTTTCCTTTCCGCTCTTTTGCGAAAAAGTTGGTTTTGGAGTAAATACTACTTTCAATTTCCGCCCGAAAATCGTCGAGGCCAAACCACTCGTTCAGCCATTTAACTTTTGCCGGTGAGGTAAGTATGTACAGCGGGTTAAAACCGCCTTCATCTGTCGCAACCAATCGCCAATCCGCATCGAACCGAAACACGCGCTGCCGCAACCGCCCCAAGATAATTTCTTTCACATCACTTTCCCGCGTGTCCTTCGTCTCATCAAGTATCGCCCAGGCAAACTCTTTGCCGTCGTGCGGTTTGGCATTGTCCAGGCTCCCCAGGTAAATCACTGCCCCGTTTCTGAAAGAGCAAATCCCGTCGTAAGACTGGAAATTATGCCCCCCCATATTGAAGCCTTTCGGCGGCGTTTTGCCTATCACATAATCCCGCCCGTCTGTCCATCCAAATTGCGCTTTCCAAACCTCCCGAATGCGCAACATCGTAGACGTATTCAACTGTCCATACGTGTTCGCCCCGATGAAACCCCGCGCCTGCGGAAAATTCTGAATGTAGTACGCCGACTGAATCCCGCCCAAATGCGTTTTTCCGCTTCCGATACCTGCCAAAAACAGGTTTATTTCCGCCGCCGAGGTCAGAATGTATTGCTGTGGTT